ATTATAGCTGCTAGGGGTACTAAAGTATATAGAGCAGCTAATGGTAGCAGTAATACTAATGGCGCTACCACTAACTCAGCCACAAGTATTACAGTAAATAGTACTGCAGGGTTTAGTGCTACTGGTACTATTTTAATTGGATCAGAACAAGTTACTTACACCAGTATTGACTCCGTTACTTTTATTGGTTGCACTCGTGGGGCCAATAGCACAAGCGCAGCAGCACATGCAGATGATGTAGTAGTAACTCAGTACTGGACTGAGATTGACACAGGACGTACAGGTGCAAAAAAGTATTCGCACTTTAGGTATAATATAGACGGTAATCCTACCCTTGTTTTTGCTGACGGGGCCAATCGTGCCTCTTTATACACTACAGGAAACTCCGTAACAGATATTAATACTACTAATGCTCCAGCAGATCCTCAGTTTGTAACAGGATTTAAAAATGCTTTATTCTTTGCTGGCATGACATCTAATCCTCAAGAGTTAATATTTAGTGCACCTTATGGTCCTACTGATTTTACACCTGCTAATGGTGCTGGATCAATACGAGTAGACAGCCCTATTACTGGTATATTTCCTTTTCGTGATTCTTTATTCATTTTTTGTGAAGAACGTATTTTTAGACTTGATGGTAATACTATAGCAGACTTTCAGCTACAGCCCGTATCAAGAAACATTGGTTGTATGAATGGTTTTACCATACAAGAATTTGCAGGTGATATTGTATTCTTAGGTAGAGATGGTTTAAGAACTGTTGCAGGAACCGAACGTATTGGTGACGTTGAACTTGGTTCAATTAGTACTCCTGTTCATCAACTGTTTAATATTTACTCTGATATTTCTGAATTTGATTCAGTCATTGTTCCAGATAAAACTCAATATAGAATATTCTTTTGCGATACGTCTGGTAACGATGCAAGAACTAAAGAACGTACTAAAGGTGTTATTTGTCATAGGACTTCAGAGGGTTATGAGTTTGCTGAAACTTTAGGTATTCAACCTTCTTGCACAGATCACATAAATGAAGATGGTGTTGTTTATGTGATACATGGTGGTTATGATGGCTATGTGTATCAACAAGAACGAGGCAATACTTTTGATGGTACTACTATTATTGGTAGATACAGATCCCCAGATATTACTATGGGTGACGCAGGTTTAAGAAAACAATTTCAACGAACAGTAATTAACTATGCACCAGAAGGTTCTATAAACTCAGATTTATTTGTGAGGTATGATTACGAAGATCCTAATTCTGCAAGACCTGCAGCTTATCCTTTCGATTCAAGTAAGGTTGTGGCTTTGTATGGTACAGGTGAGTATGGAACAGTTACATATGGTGGTCAGTCAAACCCATTGATCAGACAACCGATAGAAGGTTCAGGCTTTGCGATAGCATTGCGTGTTGTGGATAATGGTGTATCAGTGCCTTATTCACTTAAAGGCTTTCAGTTAGAATTTAAAGCAGCCGCTAGGAGATAGAATATGGCAGGTTACGCACGGCAAAGTACGTATACAGACGGTGACATTATTCAGGCATCAGACTCTAATGACGAGTTCGATCAGCTTGTTGCTGCATTTAACGCACTTAGTGGGCACAAACATGATGGCACCGCAGCAGAAGGTCCGATTATTGGCTTCTTAGGTGATCCTGGTGTAGGTACAGCCTTAAACAAAATTGAGGTAGATGCTACTAATAGCAGAATTAAATTTTCTATTAATGTTTCTACTGTATCTACAAACAAAATCTTTTTTCAATCAGAAGGTATTATCCCTGCAACGAACAATGATATTGATTTAGGCAGCAGTTCTCTGAAGTTTAAAGATGGTTACTTTGCAGGTAATCTTGATGTAGCTGGTAACATTACTCTTGGTGGTAACATTACATTAGGTGATGCAGATACAGATGGCATCACACTAAACTCTGAAATTGCTTCTCATGTAATTCCTGATGCAGATGATACTTATGACTTAGGTGAGGTAGGTAAAGAGTGGCGTAATCTTTATATTGATGGTACTGCTAATATTGACTCTCTAGTAGCTGATACTGCAGACATCAACGGCGGTACTATTGATGGTGCTACTATTGCTACTTCAGACATTACTGTAGGCTCAGGAAAGACACTTGATGTATCTGCGGGTACACTTACACTAGCTAATGATCAAATCTCTGGTGATAAAGTTGAAGGTGGTACAATTGCTTCTATCACGCTTACTTCAGCAGACATCAATGGTGGTACAATAGACGGTGTAACTATTGGTGGCTCTAGTGCAGGTGATATTACTTTCGCTAACCTGTCGGATGGTACAATTACTGCTACAGCATTTGTCGATGAAGATAATATGTCTTCTAACTCTGCTACCCTTATTCCCACACAGCAATCAGTCAAAGCTTACGTAGATGCACAAGTAACTGCACAAGACCTTGACTTCCAAGGTGATAGTGGTGGTGCATTAAGTATTGATTTAGATAGTGAAACCTTGACAATTGCAGGTGGAACTGGTATAACTACCACTGGTTCTGGTAATACAGTAACAGCAGCTATTGACTCTACTGTAGCTACGCTTACTGGCACTCAAACTATTACAAACAAAACTATTGATGTAGACAATAATACTGTATCTAATATTGAAGTAGATAACTTTAAAGCTGCTGCTATTGTAACTGAGTCAGAAGGTATTGCTTCTAACGATAATGATACTACATTACCTACCAGTGCTGCAGTAAAAGATTATGTAGACACAGCAATTACTGCAGAAGACCTTGACATCACCACAGATTCTGGTACAATAGCTATTGATTTAGATAGCGAGACACTTACTGTAGCTGGTGGTACAGGTCTGGCTTCAAGTGCTACAGGTAATACAGTAACTCTAGCAATTGATAATACAGTAACTACACTTACTGGAACACAGACGCTAACCAATAAGACTTTGACATCACCTACAATAAACGGTGGTTCTCTTGACAGTGCTGTAACTGGTGCCACTCAAAGTGCTGGTACTAACAACACTACAATCGCTACTACAGCTTTTGCAACTACAGTAGCTGTAGACGAAGCGACAGCATTAGCCATCGCATTAGGATAGGAAAAGAAAATGGCAAATACATTTAAGGTCATAACTAAGGCAGGGGTTACATCAGAAGATGTTATCTATACTGTTGCAGGTTCTACCACTGCAGTAATCCTTGGGTTAGTTTTAGGCAACACTACAGGCTCACAGATTACTGGTACAGTTACACTATCAAGTGATACAGCTAACAGATCAGGTGCTAACGATGAAGCAAACCAAGATGTAGAACTTGTAACTAATGCAGCTATACCTGCTGGATCATCACTCTCTGTATTAGATGGCAAGGTAGTTATGGAAGCAACAGACATAATTAAAGTTACAGCATCTGGTGCAACAGATATTGTAATCAGTGTAATGGAGCAAACCTAATGGCAGGATATATCGGTTCTAAGGCGGTCAACCTCAGTACCACTGGGGCTGATATTAATGGTGATGCCAATATAGATGGTGATCTCTCTTTTGGCGACAACGGCAAAGCCATATTTGGCGCTGGGTCTGATTTACAGATTTATCACACTGGGTCAGTTTCTGTTATTTCTGATGAAGGCACGGGTAACTTGCTTATTCGTGGGTCTGACCTCCGTTTGCAAAATACTGCTGGTAGCAATAACTATCTTACAGCAACTGATGGTGCACAAGTTGAACTCATGCACGGCGGTGCTACAAAACTCGCCACTACCAGCAGCGGCGCAAGCATCACAGGCTCTTTAGGCATTGGTACGAGTTCGCCTAGTTCTATTTTGCATGTGTCTTCCGGTGACCCAGAGTTTATACTAACTGACACAAGCACAAATGTAGATCACTCTTTAGATGGTAACTCTGGCACAGGTGTTCTTAGGCTTCATGTAGATAAAAATAGTGAGGGTTCTGACCCTAGCTTTATTATAAACATGGCAGGCTCAGAAGCCATGCGCATTGACAGCTCTGGTAATGTTGGGATTGGTGCTTCAACTCCCCGAACAGGCTTGCATCTATATGGAGCAGGTCAAACCAATTCTGCTATTAGTGATTCTG